TCCCTTTTTTGTCTTAGCCCCACACGGCGCGGTAGCAAAGCGGTTATGCACCGGATTGCAAATCCGAGTAGGTCGGTTCGACTCCGGCCCGCGCCTCCATCATAGAAACCCAATAATCACGCGGGTTTCAGGCGGATTACCAACATCGAGAACCAGCCATTTTTGGCATTGTTTTCAATATAATATTGAAAACATTTTCAATATTATTGGCGCCTGAAACACGGGGTCGTCAGGCAACGTGCCATTAAGTATTCATTAGGCGCTTTAGGCGCGTGAGGCGCACAAAGCCTAGCGGTGCCCTTTTTAGCCCGCGTACTACCCACGGGCGAACACCTCGGATTCAGCGCGACGTCGGCGCACTAAGCCGGGCAGCTTCACGCCCCGGGCGAATACCCATTTCTTGAACTCTTGGGCGGCACCCCCAAAGTCGCCCCGATTTACCCTTTTTCGCAGGGTGCTGACCTGTAGGTTGCCCCCGCCGCAGTTAAAGGCAAAGTCGGCCAAAGCAGCCAACTGTGCCGGGGATTCAGCCCCCGGGCATAACCTGATGGCCGCCCTCACCGCCCGCGCCATGTCGGCTTTGAGCCATTCCTCTGCCGTGTGCTCGTCGATGTCGGGGTAGCCCTCGAGGGGTGCCCACGGGGTTCGGGACAGCAGCCGCCCATACCCTTGGGTGGGGTAGCCAACGGGGTCGTGGTACGCCTTCAGCCGCAGCCCCTCAAATGGCTTGGCGAGTTCGGCTGATAGGGCCAAAATCTCATTCATCACGAAATCTCCTCGAAAACTCGACTGCCGCTCCTGACCATGAGTTCTTTATCCCTAAAGCAATGCTACAGATTTCCTCAAGCATCAACGCCAGGGGGGTCTGACGTCAACTTCGATGGCAAGGTAACGATTACCGATTTTCAAATCGTCGGTGAATGGTTTTTTTTCTTGCCGGGCCGTATGGGCCTTGACCTCGTTGACTGGGTCGGCTTAGGCACTTTTTTTGAAATTGACTGCCAGTCCATGTCGAACTGGTTTGTATGGGTCATTTCAACGGTCATGTGGCTGTGGTTGTTCCTAATCCTGCTCTCCCTGATACTGAACGTGGCCTTATTTTTTCGGGATGTATTCGCTCCCCGCTAGCCCCCTGCCTTACCCGTGGAGGTCGAGCCACCCAACACCGCCTTGGCTGCCCGCTGCCCAAAGAAGAAGCCCAGCACCATGAGCAGCACCGCCCAGTCGTTCTCGCCCCACGTCTGATTGATGGCCTGAACCGTCTCCATCGACTCCACGGCGATTTGGTAGACCGACCACTTGTAGACCATGTAGAACCCAAAGGCGGCATACGCGATGGTGGGCCGCACCAGCCCGTTTACGAAGTCCAGCAGCACGAAAGCGTAAAAGGCTGGGGTGACCAGGCACTTGCCCCAAGTGGAGTCAGCCCACTTGTCGGCGGCGTCAATCAGCTGCACCCCAAATGACCCTTGCGGCTTGTGGAGCACCTTGGCCTCCTCAATGTCAGCCCGGGCGGATATCTCCTCCATGCGCCATGTGTGCTCTTGGGCGGCGTGCTTCATCCGCAGCTCAATCATCGCCAGCTCGTGTTTTTTGTCGGACGCCTCGCGAAATAGCCCAAGCAGGTTTGGCAGCAACGGGCCAATCGTCCCAGTCAAAAATGAAAGTAGTAAAGTTAGCATCTTCGCCTCGGAGAATTAAAATGTGGAGATTAGGCTGGGTAATACTTTTCCTTGGTGCCGGTTTAAGCTTTTGCGATTTCGGCGGCACATATAAACCCTATGAAGCCGACATCCCCGAGAGCAAACGAAAAGCTATAGCGCAGAAACTGGTCGCTACCGAAGTCAAAATTAAAGATGCGGTTTGGGCATCCTCCGGCACCCTTTTGGTGGCATTACACGATGACGGAACCAGCCGCGATGGATATGCGAACTACGTCTGTAACGTCTTGTACGAGGAGGGCTTGACCGGCAAAATGGTCATTGTCAAAGTCATTGATATTGGCGTCTTGGTTAGCAAAAATAAACGGGTGACCCTTGGCCAAGCCTCCTGCAAGTAACCGACTGAATAAAGAGGCCATGAAAACCTTTGTCGCGCTGCTAGCCTTTTGTCCCGGTCAAAAATGAAAGTAGTAAAGTAAGCATCAACACCTCGGAGGTTCGGTATGAAAAAACTAATTGCAGCCGCACTGTGCTTCACCGCTATTGGTGCTCAGGCGTTTGAGATTAAGGGGATGAAAATTGGTGACAAATTTAACTGCCGATATTCACTAGCGTGTGGTTTTTCAGAGGTAGTGAAGACGACCTTTTTAGGGCAACCCACAAATATTATTCTTGTGTTAGATTATGATGACCGCATATTCGCCATACAAATTTATTTGGATGAGTTAAAAATGCACGATGCGGCTATCGCGGCCTTCAGCGAAAAATATGGGAAGCCTGTAGTTGGTAGCAAACGAAACAACTTTTTTTTCGAGGCGAGCGGATTTTGCAAAGTCCATCAATGGCAGAGGGACGGAGAAGAGTTGCAAGTTTCAGCCTGTAATAATAATAAGGATAAGTCTGTGACTTACGACGTTCAATTAAATAAATTAAGGTTACCGCCACCACCGAAGCCTCCGACGACTTACAAAAAATCTGACATCTAACGCGCCTGCCACATCTCGTAGCCAATAAAGCCCAGCCACACCAGCGCGCCTAAAAGCACCACCAGCGCAGCCAAATACCCCGCGTTGACCAAGAACGCCTTGCGCCGCTGAGCCTGCAGGTAAATCATCCGGTTCTGCTCGGTGCGGATACGCCGCCGCTCGGCAATGAACGCCTCATACGACCCGGGTGGCGCGTGCCACTGCAGCAGCTCCGCGATTTCTCTCTCTTGCGCCGCCAACTTGTTTTTCACCATGACGGCGTTAAGCGCCTCTTGGGTGGCGTTGCCGAAGTTCAGCGCTTTGAACAGGGGCGGCTTGCTCTCCACCTTGCCAGCCCATGACCTGAGCTGGTCGGCGTAGGCAGCCCACTTACCCAGCTGCTGCATCATCTGCTCGATGTCACCGCCCAAGTCGATGATTTTCTTGGCAGTGCCTACAGCGGCAGCGCAAGCAGCCAATATCGAGAGTGGTTCCATTTGCTACCCCTTGGGCAGCGAGTGCCCTCCGAGCCACATGAATAAACCAACAACGGCAGCACCAGCCATCCAAGCCAGCTTTGTCAAGACTGACTTACCAACTTGGGCATATATCTTTTGAAAGGCCTTCTCAGCGGCAGCCTCGGCGATAGCGTCAATTTGCTCATCAGTAAGTTTCACTTCACTGACCATCGCGGCTACTCACTGGCGGCAGTTGTTGACGTGCTGATAGCCCACGGCTGGTCTTGTACTAGGGCGCCATCAGGAGCTTGAGGCCAATTTACCTGAGACGGGAAGCCGCTTTGACTCGTAATGTCCAAGAGCGCTTGCCGGTAATTTGACCAAGCAAGCTGCTCAGCTTCTGACATTGCAGCCCAGCGTAGCGGGTTTGACACTATTGGGTCGACTTGATATCGCAGGGTGTCGTCGCGTAACTGACGATTGTTTCGAGCCTGCAAATCGGAAATCTCTGTGGCCGTAGGTGGCACCCACGCCGTACCGTTCCATTTATGCATGACTGACGGGCGGGCTGGAATTTCAACAGTGCCATCAGGAAAGCTAGTAAGCGCCTCATTACTTGGGGTGCCGATAGAGACCCACACTCCAGCGCTTGGATGATAAAAAGTTTTTTCGCTCATGACTTACCTCAACTCTGACCAAACATGAAGATTGCGAACCGTGACGTAGTAGTAGTAACCGCTCGGGACAATGAACGAGAAATACGCCCCCTCGTATGGCCCGCAGCCAGCTGAGCTACCGAAGCTGAATACCGTCGTGTAGCTGCCAGTACTCGGGCCGACGTAAGCGGTGCCGTGCACGCACAGGCTTATTGCCACCATGATTGGGTAGGCATTCGAGTTGTAGTACCAAGTACCCGTGCTCCTACCGCCGCTATACCAAGACATGCCTTGCCCAACCCCGCCGGTACTCAGACCAACAAAGTTGCCATCAGAGCGCAAAAAGCTGCCCGTGCCTCCTGGGTAGTTGAGCGTCCCAACGCTGCCGATACCTAAATTTGACCGAGCAGAGGCGGCATTTGAAGCCCCTGTGCCACCATCGGCGACCGCAAGGTCAGTGATGCCGCTAATCGAGCCTCCTGTGATGCTCACGCTACTTGAACTCTGCGTTCCCAAATCGGAAACCCCTAAGTTCGTCCTAGCTGTTGCGGCATCTGACGCACCCGTCCCTCCATCAGCCACGGCCAAGTCGGAAATGCCTGAGATTGACCCACCGGTGATGGTTGCGTTGGCGCTGGAGAAACTATCCCCCGAGGCGCCTGACTGAAAATCCTTCACATGAGCCATTAGCTCGCGGATAGCATCATTGAGGTTTGATGGAGCGCAACCCTCATCAATATTTATCGAATCAATATCAGTGTTACTCGAGGCGGTGCTCGAGTACTCTGAAATCTTAGTCTTGGCCATTGGAATCCTCCGTGTAAGGAATATCTGAAATATCAGCTTTGGCGGCGGCCATATCGACAAACATGGTCGTAAGCGCAGCCCAAAAAGCCGGTTTGGAATGGCTGATGCGCTTGATACGCCTCAGGTTATCCATGGCGTTGTCGCTGGTGACGATTCGCGCCATCTCCTCAAGGTGCTTCTCAAAGCTGCGCTGACCCACCCAATCCCGGATATACGTGCCCCAGAGTTGTGGAGTAACGGCGGTGCCAGTCAGCTTGCCTAGCTTTGTCAGCGTGCCAGGGGCCTCGCGTTTGAGTTGCTCGATGATTTCTTGGTTAAAGGCGGTGTCAGAGCCAATCTTTTTGACCTTGCCTGCGGCAATCAGCACATCACTTAGGTTGCGCAGCGCCTGATAGGACTCTTTGCCCAACGCGTTCACCATCTTGGATTGAGTGCGTAGGTCGCCCAGCAACGCCCGCGCCCAATCAGCCCCAGCGTCAACGCGCTCCTCGGTCGCACCCTTACGCACTTTTGTCATGTCGCCCCAGGTCTTTTGCAACCAGTTGCGGGTGATGGCGTTCCATGCGTCGGGGTCAACCGCCTCGATTTGCTCCCGCATGTACTTGACCGTCTGCGGGGACGAGCCAGCGCCAAATATCTTGTCGGCGATTTGCTCGACGTTATCGGCGTTCATCTTGGTGATACCAAACGCGCGGGAGTCGTCAAAGCGCTGAATTGGCCCCGACATCTCGGCAAACTTTTGGTCGGCGGCACGAAAGGCGTCGATAGACTTAAGCTGGCTATTGATTAGCTCGCGGACTTGGCCGATTTCAGTCTGAATAACAGCGTCCAGCCCCTGCACCCCCTCCTCTTTGGACAGAGCGTCCAGCGCCATGCGAACGCGGTGCATGGCCTCAATTCGGTTCTCGGGCAGCTTCTCGACCTGAATGATGCCGTCGGCGTTGCGCACTAGGTCGCCCGCATCATCAACCAGCGGCACCTCTTTGGTGAGCATTTTGTAAATGCGCTGCAAGGCTCGCAGCTCGGTGTCCTTGGCGTTCTCCATCTTGGCGTTCACAAAGTTGATGGCCTTGGACGCAGACACTGGCGCATCGGACTTGTACGCCTGTGCATACAACGGCTTGACTCGTGACGCCCGAGCCTCGACCATATCTTTGCGCCGTTGAGTCAGCGTGCGCTGCGTCAACGACCCTGCATCAAAAAGGTCGTCCTTAAGGCTGATGGAGTCCAAAAAGCGGCTCACTGCGGGCTGGACTTGGTCAACAAAGCGTCGGTTGTAAAAGTCCTGCATCACCTCGCCTGAGCGCGGCAAGTTGCCCAGCACCTTTTGCTCGTCCTTGAGCGACCTCAGCCCCGTAGACTCTGCAGGCGTTAGGTTTATGCCCTCGGCATCGGCTTTCTTGCGCAGCTCTGCCGTCGCGGGCCGATTCCACTCTTTGAAGTCGCGCGCCAAGGCCCGGTCGCCAACCACCGTCCGTGTCGCACCAGCGCCGGTTGCGGGAATGGCGTTTAAGCCGCCCTCAATTGCCGCATCGGCTAGGTTCAGCGGCTGTCCAGCCAATGCTTGCCGCCCGGCTCTTAGTCCTGAGCCAATCAGCGTGTTGACTCCCACGTAACCGGCCATACCGGTGGGGCCAGCCATCAGCATGGGTGCTGTGGCTACGTTGCCTGCCATACCAAGCGCGGTCTCTGCAATATCAGGCGCGCCAAAGGCCAGCTTTTGCCCGGGGCTGGTAAACCACCCCGGCACCTCGGCGTAGTACTTGCCATCGTCGGCCTTGTAGACCACTTCCCCGTCGATAACGGCATATCTCTCTTTGGGTATGCCACGGCGCTGCGCGAAAATTTCTATTTGGCGTGCTGGGTCGGTGGCAACGCCTGCCGCAAGGGCATCGGCAGCTGGTGCTTGCTTCTCCGCGTCATAGAACACTCGGGCTTCCGGCCCCATGGCTGGCCCCATAAACTGGGAGACCAATTCAGCGGCCATTGGGGAGATTTCCCGCTCTGCTCTTTGGGTGACGCGCGCACCACTCAGCAGTTCCGCAGCGAGTGCGGCTCCGGTTTCGCTTGGCATAAGTACCCCTTAAATAAAACCAAACTCCAATACGAGTTGGTTACCCACTCGGGCTTTGCCCTCAGGTGAGGTGAAATCAAAGTTGGGGTCGAACTGCTTGAGTTCGGCGGCTATCTCATCGGCGCGACGACCAATAACACTCTGCATATTCCCGAGGCTGTACTCCGGCTTGGCGATTTCTTTAACGAAGTCAGCCGTCCCCGGTTTGAGGCCCTTTTGCATCATGAAGTGAGCGCGCGCGAGAATGGCTTGGTAGTCGGCAACCGCCGCCTCCAGCTTGTTGCGGAACGCAGTTGGACTGTCCTTTTGCGGGTCGGGCCACGCGGCGCGAATACGCTCCTCCTCATCGCCACTCCCGATTGCGGCCCCAGTAATCAAGTTGATGTATTTGTTTAGACCTGCAATCGACTGGCTCATCCACTTGGAGTAGTCGCCGACATACTTTTGCATCCCAGGAGACAGCTCGCCACCCAAGAACTCATATATCCCGGCCCCTTTACTAATTACTTTGCCCTTCAAGGTGCTGAACTCTGGCCGCCACAATGCAGCAACCCTGCGCAAGCCGCGTATCTGTCCACCAGCCGAGAGGACTTGAGATTGCAACTCATCCAACGTCTTCTTGGTCGGCGGCACATTGGAGGCGGGGATATTGTTTATGTTGATGTTGGTACCCTGCGACCCCGTCGCCTTGGAGAAATCAATTAGGGTGCCTTTGAACCCCTGTCCGACTGCAGCCTGATAGTTCTGCTGCAGATTGGTTGGTGCCTGATACGGCGTCGCTCCGGTTACCGGTATTAATGCGCCGCTCTCATACCGCTGCATCATGACCGGAGCGCCCCCTATCATCATGGCCTGTGGCTGCCCAACCGGCTTATCGCGCATGAGTTCTTGCTCGGACTTCAGCGACTTAAATAGCGAGTCCAGCTGCTCCGGGTTTGCCAGCTGTTTGTACTTTGAGAGCACCTGAGGGTTAATGCGCTGCCCGTAGGTTGGCCCATACGCTGCGATGTCATCCCCGGGCTTGGCTGAATAGGCAGCGGACTCTTGCAGCATCTTGAGTACGCCGTCGATTTGCTCGGGCTTTTCAGCCATCGCCAAGTTCTCCCGCGCCATCTGCTGGGCAACGGGGTCGCCGGTCTTAAGGTTCAGGCCAAACTGACCAGGTGCCGTCTCTACCTGCTGCGTCACAAAGGGGCGCAACGCCTTCAATTGGTTGGAGGTCTGAACCTGAGCCAACTTGGCCTCGGTCATCTTGTCGGCCAAGGCATCGCGGTAAGCCTGTCGGTGTGCCTTTTGCCCTGCCAGTACTCCTGACGCCAACCCCTCGCCAAGCGTCTGAGGCTTGGTGGAGTAGCCGCTTTGCGCAAGCAGACCCATCGCCATTTGCATCATGGCGTCGCGGTTGGCGCTTTCACGCAACGAGGCGATGTCCGGCTCGCTGAATAACCCACCGGCTTTGAGCCAGCTCGGTTCGTTAAATAGGTTCATGGTTTAGCCCATCCCACCCAAGAGTCCGCCCAGCACAGCACCCCACGGCCCGAACATCTGATACCCACCCATGGCACCACCTAAGATGCCTGCCCCGGTGTTTCGGTACAAAGGCTGAGTTGTAATTGAGCCGCCGGGTGCCCCATAGACGTTTTGCAAGAAGCGGTCGAGTTTGAGCTGCGGCAGGTTTTGCTCGTAGTTGAAGCGGTTGATGTCGTCCTGCAGGGCCTGCTGCTGGTAGCCCTCAGCCATTTGGCCGGTCTCGTAGAGCTTGCCGATGTCGTAGTAGTCTTGGTTGGCAAGTGCGGGGGCAGCGCCAATCATGGCCTGCTGGCGTCCCCGCTCGGTGTCGTAGTTCTGATAAGCCAACTGACCCGCAGTGTTGGTGAGCGACTTGGAGTAACTGTCCATCGCGCGGTCTTGCAGGTTCGCCATGGCGTTGGAGCCATACCGCCCTGCTTTTGAGGCGCTGGAGTTGATTTGGTTCATGGAGTCCATGAACGAGCGCTGCGCTTCTTGCGCGGCAGGCTGAAATGCCTGACTAAAGAACGGGTTGCCACCGAGGAAGCCACCCTGCAGCGTTTGCATGGCCGCGTTCTGCGCCGCCGAGGTAAGCCCACTTCCCTGCATCGCGCGGTTTTGCATCGCTGTCATCGCCTGCTGGGTCTGCTGGCTTGGGTCAACGTAGGTCTGCCCCGAGTAATACTGGGGGGTGTCAGACTGATAAAGCCGCTTGGACTCGTCTAAGCCATAGTCTCGAAACTTCTGAATCGTCGGGTCAATTTGAGTGGTCGTTGTCATCGTTGCCATTAAGAACTCCTAGCCAATGACCACATACCCGTAGGTGCGGTCAGATACTGAATTTGCTGAGTGACTCAGGGTTGCCGAGCCTTTGTTTCGCGCCGAGACGTAAACGTCATTCATCCACGCAGCTGCGTTGGCGGTGGTGGGCATAAGGAGAATGACGCTGCCGTACCCAATCCGTTCGTCCGAGAGGGTGGTACTTGTGGCCGAGCCGTCTGCTAGCGTCACGCTGCCTGTGTTGTTGGCCTTGCCGTTAAGCAGCCCGTTCACCACCTCGGCCATTGCGCGAAAGTTAGAGCCAAAAGGCGGGATGGCGCGATAAGTCATCGCGTACCCGCTCCCGTCATCTCCACATCAACGGCCACCGCCGCCTTCCATGTACCGGTCGGCTCTACTTGCAGCCGGTGGTACTTCCCTAGGCTTCTCAGCGGTACGCGGTTATCGGAGTCTGCTGCCGTTCTCGAGCCAAAGCTAACGGACGTACCCAACAGGTTTCGCGAAAACGCCGCCACTGAGGCGGAGCCGCCATCAACCAACGGCCTAGCCAGCGTCACCATCGATGGGTTGGCGTCGCCAAAGTCGCCCGTCTCAAATAGCGCCGAGGATGACGCCCCGGTAAAGGTAGCAATCTTTGCTCCTACCGAGGCGGCAAATATCAACTTTCCCCCTGCCCATTGGGGTGAATCAAGCGAGGTATCCAGTGTGTCGATGCTTGCTGATATCGAGTCAATCGACTCAAGAGTCTCCCCTGTCGTCGCAGCAGCCGATAAAGCACGGGCGGTCGTCTTGCCGTGGCTCCAGCGATTGAGTTGCCAGTTGTAAATGAGCAGGCTACGGCCACCATCGTTGCTGTCATAAGCCCATACAACAATGTTGCGAACTGGGTCAGTTGACGCACTGATGGTGCTGAGCGTGCTGGGGCTTGCATCTTGGAAGAACCAGCGATTTACTTTTTCTGCCCCAATCGGAGTCAGGCTTTCTCCTGCGCAGGAGTAAAACCCATCGTCAGAGAGAAAAAATGTTGTTTGACCTGATTGGGTAATTGAGCCGGGTTCCAAGCAACCACGATTGCGGCTGATGCTATCGAACTGAAAAAACAGTGGCGAGCCGATATAGCTCATCCGCACAATAGAGCGGTCAAGCAAAATTAGCCCAAACTCCCCACCAGTGATGCCGTGTATGGCTCCGCCGTCGGGCAGGTTTTGATAATCCGACTGACTTGAGGTACCGGCAGTCCAATTGGTCTCGTCGTTGATATCTGACCACTGCACGCGGTTCTCTGCGCCGCTGATATTGCCGCACACAACAAAGTCGCGCACTACGGTCACATACCGAGCTACTGGTGCCGCCGTGTCAAGGTCGGCAAACTGGCTTGAACTGTTAAGCACCCAGGTCTGAAGCTTCTCCGTGCCATTGGCCGCAATGATGCTGCTTCCAAACTGGACAAAGTCCCACGGGTAGCTGCTCGAGTAACCGCCAGTCTTTGACACATCGTCAAGCGAGAAGTCGGTCGGGTCTAGCTTAAATAGCTTGCTTGCACCCCCCGCGAAAAATATCGAGGTGTTTGAACGCCGACCAGCAAATACTGCCGTCAGGTCTTCAGAGGCAGCCTGACTGTAGTCAACAAGCCTTGGAAAAGGTGCATAGCCCGAAGCAATGGGTATGACGTTGGACGCCTTTTGTAGCGTCCCAACTGCTCCTGGCTGGTCAGGCAACCACTCTCCGAGTGCTAAGCGAGTGCCCATGTTTCTTCCCCTTGAGAAACCGGTGTCCATTCCTGACCCTGCTTAAAGCCGTCTGCTGCCAATTGAGCAGTAACAACGGCCTGCGCTTCCCCGCGCAGCAGTGCGGTTGGCGTTGCAAATATCGTCACGTTCGCTACGAAATCCTGCGCGACGATATAGACGACGCCCCCGAAGGCGTACATCTCAGCAGCCCCTGCGGTGTTGGCCTGCGATAACCTAACCCTCACCGGCAAACACCCGACGCTACCGCCTGCACTGGCATCCCCACCGCCAAATCTGACTCGGATACTCGTCGCGCTGGCCGCAGCTGCGGCATTAACGTCTGCTGGTGAGAGCCTTACGCGAATTGGCAACACCGAAGCGACGGACTCGCCTGACACAGCTGCGGTGCCATCTGCAATAAAGCCGCCGTTGGCAGTGAGAGCCGCACCGGCTACAAAGTCACCCGCTCCACCTGCGAGTTTGATTGAGGACGCCTGTCCGCTTGCAAAGGACGCAATCGAAGCTACACCGAAGAAAATCAAGTGCGGCACCGCATCCATCGTGGCCTCAGAGGAAATAGCACTTGCAGCCGTTTGAACTCGGGAGCCGAAAGCACTAAGGGCTGAGGAGCACGATACGTCGCCAGCGGCATCAGCTAGCGTGACGCTTGACTGATATAGACCGGAGTCAAGGCTCAGCGTCAAGTCATCAATCGACCCCTTTAGGCTATCCAGCGAGTCCAGCGTCCAAGGGGCAGTGATGTCGGCCATTTATTAGGCTAACGTGACGGTAAGCGAGCCTGCCGCGATGCGGTAGACATCGCCCGTATCAATGGTCTTGGAGGCCGTGGCCGAGGTGTGATACAGCAAGTTGCCGCCAGTTAAAGCGTCCACGAGGCCTACGTGGGTGATTGTTCCCCAGCTTGATGTTGCTTGAGGAAATTCAATAGTGGCAGTGTTGGCGGTCACGCCATTGGTTGGCGCATCAAACGCCACCGACTGACGGGCGTATGCGCCACCTGAGCACTCGGTGCCTGAGTTGGCATCGGTGGGGTCGGTGGTGTAGAGCGCTACATATACGGTCGCGGGACTCGTGTATGAGGTGTTACGCAAAGTGGCGTTAATCAACGCCGTCTCAAGATAATCGGAAAATTCAGCCATTTGAGTTTCCTCCGTTAGTTGGCAGTCATCGAAAGTGGGGAGCCAGCAAACTCTGACCGGTCGTCCGATGTCGACAGAGATTCGATGGCACGTTGGTAGAGCGCAGCCCAGGTGGCAATCCGGGCGTCGTTCATTAAGTAGGGTTCAGCCTCAGCCAAGGACGCGTATAGCAACGCATCCGCACAGTTGGCTAAAAAGGCGTTGCTCGGGTTGGCGTCCGACAAATACGTCGGCGCGGAGTAGTACAACATCTTGTACGTGTAGGCCGAGTCCGGTATCGGGGCGAACTGAAACTCAGAGGCCAACACCGTATACGCGGTCGGCACACCCGACTCGGTTGTCCGAGCCGTCCGGAAAAAAGATGACGGACTCAGGAACTCAAGCGTTCTGACTGGGGTTGCCGCAATGTGAATGTCGCGCAACTCCAAGAAGTCAGCAGGCAGCGAAACAGTCGAGTCGCCAGCCGTTGCAGTCGCCGTTACTACTTTGAGCATTTGACGAATACGCAGCTCACGCCGCAGCCGATTCTCCGCAAAACGGACAAAGTCGGGTATTTGGCTGGTCAGGTCAGACCGCGCCAAGTAGTTAGCGACCGCCGTCTTTAAGTCAGAGTAGCTGGTATAGGCCATTTACACCCTCCCGGGGCGCGTTCTGAAGGCGCGGTTATCGGACTCGTTCAGCCAAGCCTTGAAGCGGGCTTGGTCGAGCACGTGAAAGCCGCGCATGATTCCCTTCTTGTTCAGGTCGTCAATTACGGTCAGAGGAATGGCAGCAACGCGGTTGCCGAATATCTCGCCGCTCCAACGGGCACGCTCGTCATACGAGTTGAAGTGCCGCTTGTTGTCCTCGACGATATCGGTCACGTCCTGCGTGGTGGCAATAACCACCCCGCCCTCGCCATCAGCGTGGGCAGTTGAGTTTCTAAATTTCATGCGCAAAAAAAGGGAGAGGTGTCTCCACCCCTCCCCTTACAGGCTAATGCCGTCGGTTACGACAAGTCAGCAACAATGCCGTGAGCAGCCTCGTTTTTAATTTCCAAGGTGTACTCACACAGCACCTGCGTTTTGTCCGAGTCGCCGGTCTTTGCCAGTTCCTTAGTTTGGAACGGGCGAAGGTAGGCAACGGCGGCGTACTCGGGGTCGAGCACAAACGCGGTGTCGCTGGATTGCAGGAAGCGGTTAGGCACCACGGATATCGTGCCAAAGTCGCTCAGGTACACGTCAGCGGCACCCACAATCGTGGTTGCTGAGTCGCTGGGTGCCATGTAGCGCTGGGCAGCGATACCGGCAAAAGCCGACACGGTCTGCTTGTGGCTAGGCGTCACCATCAGCACCTTGGGGTTGCCGCCCGACTGGTACACCTCTTTGACCACGGTCTTCAAGATGGACTCAGTAAAGGTACGGTCAGTCCCGTCGGTACGAGCGGTGGTGCCGCTAGCGCCAGCCGCACCCGACGTGCCGAAGTCACCGTTGGTGGCAATCCAAGCCTGCAGCGCACCGAGGGTACGAGCAGTCGAGGAGCTACCAGCGGCAGCGACTTGGTTGGACGTCATGATGGCTTCCATGTCGCGCTTTAGTTCGGCTGAGGCTTTGGCGAGTTGGTAAGCCTTCTCAGACTTACGCCCAGCCTTATCGACCGCTTCCAAGGTGCCTGAGACCTGAATGGTCTTTTGGCTGATTTGGCAGCGGTTACCAACGCGAGTGGTGGCCGCAAGAGTAGCCGACGAAGCGTCAGCGCCCTCAACGGCAGCGTTGCTGGTGTCGACGGCTGCGAGGCTATCAGTTTGCCATTCGTGATAAGCGGCGGTTGCCTTGGTTTTGCCGATGGACGACATAAAAGGGGTGTCGGTAGGCGAAATCGAGTAAATCAAGTCACTCAAATCCTCGCGCTGGCCGACGGCGGAGTGGGCAGTAAAAGTTGCCATGATTAGTTACCTCATAGGAATTGCTCAAAAAGCGCTGCCGCATCAGAGACCTTGCCGGTCTTCTTTAGCTGGCCACGCGCACGCTTGACTTGCTCGTCAGCGAGGTTTGCCCTCTGACCTGACGCGCCGGAGCGGAGCATCTTTGGAGCCTCTTTGGTTTGCTTAACCGCCGACTGCTTGTTTTTGAGTAGCCGTCGGTACTGGGACGCATCCCATAGCATTTGGATTTGCCAGGCGTCGTAAATGGAATTAAGACGCTCCTCCGGCGCACCCAACTCAAGCGCGTACTCCCACATCTGCTTTCGCATCTCCGGGCCACGCGCATCGTCGAAGTAGGCAGGCATGGACTTCTTGATTGACTCAGCCTCTTTGGCGACGTAAGCCTTTAACTCCTGCTGCTGCTCGTGTACCTGCCTCTCGGCGGTACGGTCGCGTTCAGCCTGAATTTGGTGCCGTTTGTCCCTCAGCTGCTGGCGCTCAAGCAGCGCACGCATATATCCAACCTCGTCGGAGTCCTTAAGAGCCTCAAGTTGCTCGTCCGTTACCTCGCGCTCGCTAAGAGCTTGATTCATGGCGTCGAGTCGCTGGATGTACGTATCACGCAGCGCCCGGGCTTCTTCAATCGCGGCCCGCTCGGCCTGTACGGCTTTGCGTTCCTCGGCAAGGGCTTGCGACCGTTTGGTGTAGTCAGCACCGCGTTGATAGCCGTTGATTAATTCGTCCAGCGTGACGTCTACCTCCTCCCCGGACGCTTTCACTCGGAATGTCTGCGGTTCGGGCGCGTCGGCGGACTCATCGTCCTCGGCTTGAGGCGTCTCATCCTCAATATCGTCGGCGGTCAGCTCTACCTCTTGGGCTTCTTCCTGCGCCTCGGGCGTGCTCTCGGGTTGAGAGTCCTCCGGTTCAGTCATCATGTCCAAGAATCCAGCTGCTGCTGAGTTCACATCAAGCGAGGCACTCCCTGATTCAGGGGCCGTGTTGGTATCGCTCATGTCGGGTCGCTCCAATAAAAAAGCCCACCTGTCCGGGTGGGCGACGGTCTGTGGACAACGCCACAAATCTTTAATCTAATAAGCCTCAAATCTTGATTGAGGAGTAGCAATGCAAAAACTTCTTAGCGCTAGCTTTGCAGCGGCGCTGCTAGTTTGCTCATTTAACAGCCATGCTGAAAGTCAAAAAATCGAAAAAGACGAGGCTCTGACCATCATCAGCAAGGGTCGCGTTGTGGGCTTTGGCGCATTTGGATTAAGGTTGACTCACTCGGTCATATACCAAGAGCGTCTGTACGTTTGCTCGGCAACGGGGAATGAGTTTTACTGCCAACAACCACAATAAGATGCCGGGTCGCTCCAATAAAAAAGCCCACCTAACCGGGTGGGCGACGGTTTGCGGCTAAACCGCAAATCTTTGCTAAATTAGGGACTAACTCAATGGAGTCCTAATGAAAAAAGCACTTTTGACGCTGATGCTTGGAGCCGGAGCCTCAGTCTTCACCCCGGCCCACAGCGACCAGGTTTTATCAAGCGAATTTGTGCTCTCAAGCGGGGAAATCCTTAGCCAATCATCTACTGGGCGGGTCTTCTACTTTGTGGTCTCAAAACAAAGCAAAATTTATTTCTGCACCGTAAAGCGTGAGTTCATAAATTGCGACCGCCCAGCCGCCGCAATGTCTAATTAAAAAATCTTTAGCCTCTTTTTGGCTATGACGTCACTGGCCGCTAACGACTCAAAGTGCGCCTGTAGCTCCTGAATGGCACGAAGCCGGATATACGCCCGCTCCCTGCCCTCGTGGTCGTCGTAGCTTGAGTTGGCAATCAACTCCATTTGGCCCTCAATCAGACCGCGTATCTCGTTGCGCCAAAAGTCATCCTCGACTAAGCGCTTGGCCTGCTCGGTGCGGTTATATGACGCTGATTCCAAAGCTGCCACTGTCCGGGTCTGCGCCCTGCGCACCAATTGCTCCATACCCGTCGGGTGTACCGACCGAGTAGCCGCCGCCGACACCCTCGGCCAACGAGCCGGGCGCGTAGCTTGTGGGCTGCATATCAACGACCGGGACGTTTCTGCCGTCTTGCACCCCCTTGTCGGCGCGCATGGCGTTTGCTATTTGCCCAACCAGCAATGACAAGGCGTTGGTAGCCTTGTCACCTAGCAAGCCCATAGCGGCCATTGGGGTCATGAGGGCGTTGTTGATTGCTCCCATACGGGCATCACGCGCACCCGGCGTTTTTGCCTCGTTCTCTAGGAACGCCAGCACCGCAGGGTGAATATTGTTGCTACTGGTCTCAGAGGCGTCGGTGCGAACCTCTAGCACCTCCGGCTCTTTCGCCTCCTCTACGGGGTCAGCCGCCGGGGTGTACGGGCTACTCCCGCTTACCCGCTGCGGTGGCGCGTAGTTAAACAGGCTTGGCGACTGTGATGCCTCCAAGTACTGCCCCACTCCCGGGCGAAACAGATTCAGCAGGCTCAACTGGTCGGGTGCGGTAAGGCGCACTATTTCCTCGTACATATTAGCCATTGCCGGGTATCTCGATATTGTTGGCGATGCCAGCGCCGACCTGCGCAGCCTTTAACTGCACCTCAGCCTCAAACTCGGCACGTTTGAGTTCCATCTGCGCGGCCATCTTCTCCCGCTCCAACCGGATGTCGGCCTCGGCCTTTTCCCTCTTGGCCTGAATCTCAGCCGCCAGCCGCGCCTTATCAATTTCCATCTGCGCTTGAGCCTGCGCCATCATCATCTGCAGCTGCGGGTCAGGTTGCGGCTGCTGCGGTGGCGGGTTGGACAGCATTTGGTCTTGCTGCGGAGTGATGGGCTTAAAGAACGCAGCCGAGTCCTTGAACCCCGCTGCCTCAATCAACCGACCTAACGTCTCGCGGTACTGCCCCATCGACACCAGCGGGTTGGCTGGGCCTTGCTGAGCCAAGATGCGCTCTTGCTTGTCCAAAATCATGGACAGCATCGCCAACTGCTCTTGGCGGCTGCCTGTGCCCAAGCCCACCGAGATTTGCACGTCGTACTGGTTTGACCACATACGCGGGTCCATCGGTACGTACTGGTCACGCAGGCGAATGATGCGCGGCTTGTCTTGGTACTTGCACACCAGTTGCAGGATGCCCTTAAACAGGCTCTTAACCCCCGTCTCGGCAAAGATGCGGGCGATTAATTCCAGTTTGGCACCGGAAGCATTTTGAAAACTGGCAATCGCGGTGGCGGTTACGTTTTGCAAGATGTTGGGGTCTAGCCCCATCGCTTCGTTAACACCTGTGCGCTTGGACTGCACTTGGTCGAGGTACTCCAGCATCGGGAACGCCTGCTGGGCTACTGGAGCCACCTGCAGCGGCACCACCGCGTTGGGGTTCTTCATCCGCACCACACCACCCGGCGTGCTCGAGAGCAAATCGTCTAGGTTGACTTGCCCTTCAACCGCACCTACCCGCGAGTTGTTGGTTAGGTACAGGTTGTCCAGCATCTGCCGCGTAATCGTCGATTTTTGCAGCTGGATATCCATTGCCCGCTCGGCCAGCGACTGCCCATAGAACTTGTGCGGGATGGGTATCGGGCACAGCGAGTGAAACGGTACGTGGTCATACTCCTGCGCGTCCAGTATCTCGTTGGAGGCGTAGACCACCCGCAGCAACTCGGCTACCCCGTCGTCGTTGACATCAGCCCGCACATAGCACTCAAAGACCTCAACCTCCTGCATCACAGTGTCGTAAGACTGGGCCTCATGAGGTTGCTCGCCTTGGCTAAAGCGGGCTGTTCTCTCGGGCGTGAAACTCAGCGAGTCATACGTGGCAAGGTTGGCCACCACCGTGGCGTCGTACCCCATCGCGACCAGGTCGCTTCGGGACACCAACTTTCTATGCGCCACAAAGGGCGAGTCCTCTATGGTGCGTGCCCGCTTGGAGATTAAAAACTCCTCGGGCGGCACGTTCTCAATCTGTACCCGACCAGTAACCCGCTTCTTGCGTACCGCGACGTCGTAGGACTCCATCTGTATGACGTTGCCCATCGGGTCGGTCTGCTCAACCAACGTGGCGTCTTGGGACACCACCTCGATGGATTCATCAGCCAGCAGTAGCGCCAACTCCTCGCCGGTGAGGTTTTGGTAAGTCTCTACCGTGGTGTCAGTCACGTAGTCGTAGCACGCCTTAACAACTCCCACTTTGGAGATGAGCGCGTCTTTGAACCAATGGTGGAGCACTTGGAAGCCGGGGTTGTCGCGGTAGAAAATCCAGTTGCAGTAGTCCGTCGCCTGTTTAGCCAACGGCTCATCGCCAGGCGCGACCGGCTCAAAGTTCACCACATCATCGCCAGCGGTAAAGATACGCAGCAACTGGGGTAAGGCAGCGTCTACTACTTCAGCCACCTCGCCCGTGACGATTTGGCTCCTGCCCTCTACCTCGTTGCCATACGGCTGACGCAGGTAGAAATCAAGTGCCTCCTGCCTCTGGTCGGTCGTCTCGCTCTGCACGTACCCTATCGACGCGTCGATTTCCGACTCCAGCAGAGCCTTTAGCTTGTTTTGGTTCATTGAGTGCCCTCACCATTGCCTCTAGCTCAGCGGCCCGCTTCTCCAGCGACTCGACCTG